AACCACGTGGTCCCCGGGCCTTACTGTAACGCCCACATTTCAGAAAGGCGCATCCCCGCTCCCGATCTCACTCACCGTAAAAGTCGGCATGGAAAGCGCGACCGGAAAACGCTGTAAGGTCAAAGTGGACTGGATGGATAGCACCCCGATCGAGATCTTTGCTGCGGACGAAACCACCGGTATTGCGGTAATCGCTCACACGTACTCATACTCTCAGGGAACCACAAAATATACCGGGCACTCGTTCTACCCGGAGATTACGGCTCTCTCCAGCGATGGAAATACCGCGATCCAGTCGATCAATGTTGACGGGAAATGCTGCGAGATTGAAGTACAATCCACAGCCAGCACCCTCTAATTTTTCCCGAACAAATGACCAGAAAAGAGTGGGCCGTAACGATCGGGTGCCTATTGTGCATCACGGCCGGCCTGCTCTGGATCTGGAGTATTGCACCATGACAGCAACAGCAAACATCAACGGGCGCGAAGCGTGGTTTTTCGACCGCGATCCCTCGGACGTAATGCGCGGGATCTGGCTCTGGTCGGATACCAACACACCAATTGAACTGAAATCATGAGTAACCGGGCCCTCGCGCTTACCGCGACCTTGAAGGTGAGGATCGACTCCTCCAAGAGGGCCCCTATCCCTTCCGGCGTCATCACTCCCGCCGGCGGGGAATCACTCTCCATACCAAACAGTGCGGCTGCAAGAGGGTCTGCCGGCTCATGACCGGCGCAGCCGTATCCCCTTTCGGAAGGCAAATATGCACAGAAGTCCGAACAAAGACCAGTTTCAACCACGCACAACACAGGGCATATTGCACGTCCCATCGCCTCATGATGTGGCTATAAACAATCCCCAACCAAAAAATAAGTCCTCTGAAAGGGAGATTTTTGCGGCATAGTGGGGTGGGCCCCTAATACGGGATCCCCATCCGGTTCAACTCCGGAATGTCGCTTTAAAATGCCACCAATAAGCAAATGGAAAATCCCACATAAGATAGGATCTGCTGAGTACCAGCAATGCCTCCGAAGATGCAAAAGACTGGGTAAACCCTGGACAGATCTCACCGAGCAGGAACAGAAACTAAACACCCCATACCCGTGCACACGCACCACGGCCCCGCAATCGGTGCAGAAGGTTCGGGAAATCCTTAAGACGACAGATGCAATGGACTTGTCGGGCATCGTGCAGGAAAGCGGGTTAGGCGTCCGGGCTGTGAGATATGCGCTCAAACGGCTCAAGGATCAAGATCTGATCGTTGAGAGGTTCAACTGGAAAGATGCGAGAAAGACACTGTACCAGAAGGCGAAGGTATGACTGCAGAATGCATAGGGGATGCAACCGGGAAACGCAGGATCCGGAAACTCCAGGACCGGATAACGCATATCGATGAGCAGATCGTAGAATTGCAGGACAAGAAAGAGATCATGATAAGTGAGATAAGGGAATTGAAGGAAGGTAAGTGAAGATGGGTCGGGCCTGCATTGTTTGTGCGCATAAATCGCGCAAAGAGATCGATAAAATGCTCGTCGAACCAAACGCGCAATATAGCGCAATATCGCGCATGTTCTTTGGTTCGGACAAACAACGCGACGCACTTAGAAGGCATGTGGAAAACGGGCACATTATAGCCAAAATCAAGAAAGTGGCAGCGGCACAAGAAGCACTTGAAGCCAATGATTTTTTGGGGCACCTCCAGAACAAACGAGACCGTTTTAAGGAAATGGCCGCTGCCGCACAAAAAGCAGATGATCCCCATCTCGAATTAAAAATCTATCAGGTTGAAGGAAAATATACCGAGATGGAAGGCAAAGCCCTTGGTGTTTTCAAGGAGGATAAATCGAACGGCACTGATAACACCTGGCTAGGATTGATGCAGAAATGCTCGCCAAAGAAGTAATTACTCCGGATCAGGCCGCTATGCTTACACAGCGAGCACTTGATGATCCGGTCTGGTGGATCCGGGAAGTATTGGGGCGCGAACCGTGGGAGAAGCAGGTTGAGATCATCGAATCGGTACGGGATCACCGGACCACTGCTGTCAAGAGTTGCCATGCCAGCGGAAAATCCTTTGATGCCGGGGCTATTGCGCTCTGGTTCCTCTATGCTCACCGGCCCTCTATTGTCCTTACCACGGCCCCCACGGATAGGCAGGTCCGGGGTATCTTATGGAAAGAGATCCGGAAGAACTTCCAGCGGGCAAAGCGGCCCCTTGGGGGCACGATCCTCACTCAGGAACTCAAGCTGGCAGAGGACTGGTTCGCATGGGGATTCACCGCACCGGACTATGACCCGGACCGGTTCCAAGGGTTTCATGAAATTTATCTCCTCGTTATCGCTGACGAATCAAGCGGGGTATCCGATGAGATCTTTGAGGGTATCGATGGTGTCCTTACGTCAGAGCAGTGCCGTCTCCTGATGATTGGCAACCCGACCAACCCGACAGGGCGATTTGCCCGGGCATTCAAAAGCCCCGATGTAAATAAAATCTCAATCTCTGCTTTTGAAACCCCCAATTTTACCACGTTCGGGATAACCGATGAAGATATGGTGATGAACCGGTGGGAAAGCAAGATCACCGGCGAACTCCCGGCCCCGTACCTTATTACCCCCCGATGGGTACACGAGCGCCTGCACGACTGGACCCACGACTCTCCACTTTACGCCGCAAAGGTTCTCGCACAATTCCCGGAGGCCGGCACTGATACGCTTATCCCGCTTCACTGGGTGGAGGCGGCGGTTGATCGGACGCTCAAAAGGACCTCTCCAGCTGAATTGGGGGTGGATGTTGCCCGGTACGGATCAGATCAGACCGTGATCATATTACGGCAGGGCCCGGTCGCCCGTATCACAAAAACCATGCCGATGTCTAGTACTATGGCAGTAGCCGGGGAAGTGATCAAGGCGCTGCGTGAGACTGGCGCATTGTCTGCAAAGGTTGATGCCGTGGGTATCGGTGCCGGGACCGTGGATCGTCTCGCAGAGCAGCGGGCACCCGTTGAAGAGATGCAAAGCGGGGCATCATCCAGCGATCCGGAAGTGTATCTGAATGCCCGGGCTGAATGGTATTGGGGGCTCCGGATCCGATTCGAGACCGGAGATATCGACATTGAAAACGACGCAGAACTTATATCACAGCTCTCCAATATCAAGTATAAGATTAATAGCCGGGGCCAGATCCAGATTGAGAGTAAAGAGGATATGAAAAAGCGGGGTCTTTCCAGCCCGGACAAGGCCGACACACTCATGCTGGCCTTTGCAAAGAAACCCCTCAAAGGTAAGAGGGTGTATCACATCGCCGATGATTACGCCGTGTAAACGGCAGTCTGGGAAGATTCCCATCGTGAAGTTACAAATTCAGGCCCAAACAAAGGAGATTTGAAAATGTCAAAACCAACAGTACAAAAGCAGGAACCGCAGCCGGACACCAAGGATACCACGCTCAAGATCGACCAGGATCTTAAAGGCGTGCTTGAAAGCATGAAGGTTGATCCGGACGAACCGCTGAAGGGAGTGATCCGGCGCCTTGTCGAAGGGAAAACCCCGATGGAATCCACACAGGACACACGGCACATTGAGATCCCGGAAAAGGTCTATCGGCTGCTGATGATGGTGTTACCGGACAATATGAAAGAAGTGGTCCGGAAGGGGGTAAGATGATGATAAACATCGACATAGTATTGGGCGCCATTATCGGGATTGTTGGGTGGAATCTTCCCCCTTTATACCGGTGGATACGGTACCATAGGTACGATAAAAAACCATTTGCCGAGTTCGTTATTGGATATTCGTATAACGACGCCCTAAAATTCAAGCAGGAAAACCCGGAGTACACGGTCGTGTTTGACGGAAAAGAGGTGACGTAATGCCCCCGCTGAATGAACAGATCGCGGATCGCATCACCAACGGCAGCCTGACGGAAGCCCGCACGCAGATGCGGAATCTCGGGGAGAAGTATACTGAGCTCTATTCCGAGACCCGCAAACTTACCCGGCAGGTTGAAACCCTGAAAGAGGGTGGCACGCTGGCGGAAGGATACGCGGATCATTCATGGAATGACCGGCTCGCACTGGATCACCGCTGGCAGTTGATGAGCGGGCAGGCACAGCACCGGATTATTCAATACTCTGATGTGGTCCTGTACTATGATCTGATGTCGTATGCGTACCAGTACTGCCCGCT